GTCTAGAGAACTACAAAGCCCTCGACGGTAAGAGGGACACACCCAGCGGTCCTATGGATCTGCAGCACCCCACAGCTGCAGGACGCCGTTTCACCTATGACTACGGATACGGGGACGGACCCCTAACGGACGTATGAGAAGCCCTGACGAAGGAATAAACGACTTCCAGGGGATCGCCAAAGACATAGCCCCGGCGAAGCTACCGGCCTCCTTCTTTCAGGAAGACCAGGGAGGGGACCGGACCAAGAGAGGTTCTTGGAAGCGTCGTCGGGGCTTTAAACACACCAACACCCAGAAACTAAGTGGAGCTGTTACGTGTATTACGGGGTTTCACATGCCCTTTTCTCACGGCTACATATTTTGCCAGGGGAACGTAATAAAAGGCGTAATGGATATAGGTGTTCAAGACGATTCAACCAGCTTACAGGGAATGCTCGACTTCAGTAATCCTGATCACTCGGCATTTTTATAGGACGATATGAGCTTACCTATCAAAGACGGAACGGGGACCACAACAGCCTTCAAGTCCACACTGGACGGGACCGACCACGTAGTCCACCGAAACATTGACGACATGCCTGCTACGGCAGATTCTTCGGGGCTGCCCTCTATTCCCGCTAAGGTTCTTATGGTCGGGGCTCAGAATCCCTCGTCCAAGTGCGTGCCTTTGAGCGTGGACTCTAGCGGCTATCTGAACACAGCTACTACGATCACGGGTGGAGCTACAGAAACTAAGCAAGACACGATCATTACCAAGTTAACTGAGGCTAACGTAGACCACGCAGCTAATGAGGTTCTGTTAGGGACTATAGCTGGCGATACTACTTCCTTAGATACCAAGATAACCGCATGTAATACGGGAGCTGTTGTTTTAGCTGCCGGTAGCGCAAATGTGGGGGACGTGGACGTAGCTTCAGTTGCTATCCCCTCGGCTATTTATCACGGAAAAAAGACGGTAACCGCAGGAACAGACGAAGCTATAGGGGCTAGTCAAGCAATCACTTCCGGTGTGAATGTAAAAGCTCTGGCCGGAAACTCGGGTCTAATTTACGTCGGCAAGGTCAATGTGAGTTCCGCTGACGGGTATGAGTTGAGCGCTAAAGAGTCGGTGTTTATTGAGTGCGACAACATAGCTACTGTCTATATCGACGCGGCTTCGGGTTCTTCTGACGGTATTACCTACATAGCGAGCTAGGCATGGGCAGGCTACCACTAAGACCAGCGTTAAGGCACTCTGTCCACGCCCCTGGGGCGGCTGAGGAAGAGGCTTGGTCCCCTGCGAGCATACCTCAGACGGTTTTGTGGATAGACGCTTCGGACTCTTCCACGGTTAGTGTTACTTCCCCATTCTCGACCACCATTACTCAGGTCATGGACAAGGGCTACGAAAACACAGCATGGTCTGGTGCCGGGACTTTGAGCGAGCAGACGTGGGTTGCCGACACCTCAGGCTCCAACGAGATCTTCCACGACACAATTAGCGGCGTGGGGAACGGCCTCAAGTTTTTCAGGGGGAACAGTTCAGCCGGTCGGGGCTATTGCGTGCTTACTCCCAGCGCGAGCCCATACAACCTGACCTCGGGGGCAGGGTCAGCGGCCATTGAGTCAGACTGGCTTCTGTGGCAGGTCTGCTACGTAGAGCACACCACACCAGGCAACCTCGACGTTTTGAGCGTCTTTTCCCGTGGGGGAGCTATCTTGCAGTCAGGATTTGGCGGAGGTCATAGCCCTGTCCAGTTTGCTGAGGTCGAGGACGCAAGGCTTAATACCTACCAATTTGGTGACTGGACAAACGGAGGCACCTCTTTTACTCGGTGGGCACACTCCGACACGCCAGCGTATACCAACCCGAGCGGGAACCTGACCCTTTTTGTCGTCCAGAGCTACGACGACGGAGGCACGAGAAAATATAGATACACCAGAGACGGCTCTAACTGGTTTATCAAAACCATCACGGCGACCAACGGCACCAGTATCTCTGCCGCGGCCAACAAATGGGAGTTTGGGTATACCGAACATAACAGCGACCAGATAGTCGGTATAGGGGAGGCCGGGTTCTGCGGGGGAGTCGTCAGTGACGCGGATATAGATCGGCTTTACACCTACGCCGAAGATAAATGGGATTTATCATGAGTTGGTTAGTGTTCCCCAGCCTGCAAGCGGCCCAACAACGCGAGGGAGAAATATCCGTAGCTCTGGGCTACCCCGACTCCACGGGAGTCTACACGCGATACGCCACGCCGATAGAGCACCCAGCTAACGGAGAAGGCGCGATAGTGATCACCACTGTTTGCTCCACCGTGAGGGAGCCTTACGAAGTGGTGGACGCACAAAACTTTCTGACGCCTGAAGAGGTTTCCTCGCTCAAGACCGACGAGGAAATGCAAGACGCAGGTTGGTGGGGAGAGGAATCATGACCACATATTTTATTCGCCCCTGGCCTCAGCCTGAAGAAATATGGGCTCTTGTTAAAGAGAAAGCAGACACCTTGAGCGAAGGCGAGCCTTTAAAATTTGACGGCCCCACGCCTTCTCAGCTCTCGGAAGAGGAAAGTGAATAATGAGCATAGCTATCCTACAGCAGTTAGTTGCTACTGTTTTAGGAAGCAGCTCTACCACTACGACTACAGGGGCGTCGGAGAATCACCGATACCACCCCACTGAGTATAAGCACTATGCCTACCTCGCGAACGGGTGGAGCAAGCCCCTCCGCTGGAACGGGATCGAAGGCACTACCTACCAAGTGGGTATTGAGTCTCCTGCTCAGTCTCTCAACAGTTGGACACCCTCTCCCTCCACAGCCGCCGGAAGTGTGGGCCTTGGGGTTCGTCTTGTTCGTTACAGGTATCTGGACTCTTCTACGGGGTATGTAAGCAACCCTAGCGAAGAGCGAGAGATCGTCGTAGCGACCTCGGCCAAAAAGCTCACCTTCGCCGTTAACACTACCGGGGCCTCGAACATTATCCGCTCCACGGACGGGAAGGTGGATACTATCGTCATTGAAATGACGGTAGCTGGGGGCACGGCCTTCTTCGAAGCCGCTCGTGGGACTAATTCGGGCACGGGAGCAGCCACGATAGACGTGGATATTTCCGACGCTGCTTTAGCGGTGAGCTTCCTAACCTGGCCTGATTTCGGCCATGAGCCGCCCCCAATAACGAAGTATCTCTACGCGCACAGGCGAAGGCTTTGGGCCTTTGGCCAAGTCAGCCACGCTGTAGGGACGGTATCGGTTACTCAGAACAACTTCACGGTGACCGGGGGCGCGTTAAACGACTTCAACTCGGATACCTTAGGGACGCTGGGCGTCCCCTCCGACGTGAAGTGGATCTTCAAGGTAGACGGGGACGACAAAGAGTATCCGATCGCGTATCAGAACGGGAACGACCTCCAGCTCAACTCGCTCTACACGGGGACTACCGACGCTACCGCCAGCTACAAGATCGGCACCCGCGCCAACGTCATTTGGGTAAGCAACCCAGGATTCCCCGAGGGTTTCACGAGCTTCAAGTTTATCGAGACTCCCCAGGGCGTGTTTTCGGGGTCTCTTACCGCTGGCGTGGGCTACAACAACGCCATGATCTTCTTCACTCAGCACAGCATGTTTCGCTTGGGCTGGGACCAGGATCCTTTGGTCGATCCTTTCATGACGAACGTCTCTACCAAGCACGGGGCGCTCTCTCAGCGGGTCGTGGTAGAGGTCGAAGGCAAGATCTTCGCTATGGATCAGCAAGGGATCCACGTCTTTCAGGGCGGTTTCCCTCAGTTGATCTCGAAGCCGGTTGAGAGCCTCTTCGAGACCATGAATTTCGCTCTCAAAGAGAACTTTCACGCCTCTTACTTCCCTCGCCTGCGCGCTATTAGATGGTTCTGCTGCTACGACGGAGACTCCTCTAACTACCCGACTAAATACCTCCAGTTCGACCTCGATACGGGGAACTGGAGCACGGGAGAGTATTACCAGGGGATCTCTGAGAGCCGGTTAGTGCCTTGGCTCGACGGGACGACTCAAGTCCTATACGGGGACGAGAACGGGCACACTTGGGTCGCTGACTATGGGGACTCTGACGGGGTGTCCTCCACCTACAGCCACCTAACGGTAGGGGCGGGATCGACCTCCGCTGTGATTCGCCCCACGGTATCCCTGCCCAACAGCAACGTAGGGCTAATGGGGCTCTATGTTCACTGGGTAGAGGGCGGCGAGACTCGAAAAGTGAAGGCGAGTAACGACACGTCGTTTACCATGATGCCCGGATTCTCTACGACCCCCTCTGACGGAGACACGATTTGGGTAGGACCGATACCGAGCAAGCTGAAGACGAAGGCTTTCACCGCGACCAAGGTCAAGAACAAGAAGAGATCTCACTATCTGACACTTCAATTCCAGCCTACTACACGAGCCGGAGAGTTGAATGCGAGGATTTACGAGGATTATTCGTCCACCAAGAAGGCGTGGAGGACTGGGGGCAACAACCTTGACGGGGTTACCTGGCCTGCCACCGCCACTACAGACTGGAAGGTTGATACGTCCTTTGCCGACGGAGTGGTGGATATACCTATTGGCTCGGAATATAGGCGCTGCTTCGAGGTTGAGCTGGAGATCATAGAGCCCGACGTTCCCTTAGAAATCCTCTCCATTGAGCATGACGGTGGTGAGGTGGGTGATATGACGTGAGCGGGGCTAATGAGTATCCCTTCGCGGGGGATCTAAGCGACCCCGTTATTTCGGGGCTACTCCACAGCACCCTAGAGCGGCTGGCGCGTAGGACCGCTCAGAACAACACCTATATTTCCAACATATATGAGGCGGGGCCTGAGACTCAGACCTCTTCGGCGTGCGGCAGCTCTTTCTGTGAGTATGCAGGCTACGACGCCACCTCTTCAGCGCTGCAATACGGCTATAGCTGGAGCGTGAACTTCGGCTTCGCTGCGGGGCACTTCCACTACTACTCGACGGGGCTCCCAACCGGGAGCAAATTCCTCTCTCAGTATCGCTACCGGCGTAATGTCCTGACTCCTGAGAGCCAGTTAACGCGGGCTGCTGACGGGAGCGTTACTTGTCAGAACAACTCGACGGAGATCCACGACGCTGCGTGGGCTTACTTCGCCGGGGGTGTTCCTACGGGGACGTTCTTGATCGGGGAGATCGTTTTTAACCTGCCCGAGAACTTCAAGGGCTTCCGGCCTGAGGGGATCGAGCTGGATCTTAGGGGTCAGGCTACGGGCTTGGCTGGGACAGACACCATAGCCACGGTTTTAGCTGTGTATCGACCGCACTGCACCGTGGACTCTGACATTCTCACTTACACAGGGGAGGCTTACCTTCAGAACAACGCACCTGGGGAGGTCGTTCCCGTGTCAGGGACGGCAGATACCTACAACCTTTCAACTCACAGGCTCACAGCTAAGGCTTTGGGGGATATATGGAGGCCAGGGGATACAGTTAAGCTCCAGGCTTACTGCACCTCAAGCCAAGCTGGAGACGCGGCGTCTTTAGCGCTTTATGTGGGTGCTCTGAAGGTAAATTACAAGCAATGAGCGCTGTAGCACAAGTAGACACGACAGTTTTAAGCAACGGAAACGTCCAAGAGGTCTTGGCCGTGGTTGTCGCGATTCTTATAGGGGCTCTGGCGTGGTTGGTGCGTATCTATTTGGCGGATAGGACTTCTTTGGAGAAGAGGAACTCTGAGTTACTCTTAACTCACTCGGAAAAGCTCGAAGAGCTTCATAGTAAGACGTTGGAGATCGCACTTAAGACCCAAAAAGCCATTCTTAAACTAGGAGAGACTCACGATGAACCCTGAAGAATCGCATATCCAGCACCTCAAAGACCTTGAAGAAGTGCTGGAGAGAACCGAAGGGTGTTTAGAGCGAGTTAAAACTAAGAGGTTCACAAGAACGAGAAAACAACAGGCTTTTAAGGAGATCGACCATGTTTACCCGATTGATTCTGGCGGCTCTGTTAGTAGTCCTTAGCGGCTGCGGGCAAGGCTGCACCAGCGCGCCGAAAGCCTTCGTCGAAGGCGAGAAGGCGGCTTATAACGCCATAGCTCCTCTCTACAAGCGATATGTAGTCGGGGACGATACACTCTCACTAGAAGAGCGTGAAGGAAGGCTCCGGACTATCCGAGCTTGGAAGTTTGCGCTCGAGAAACAC